CCTCAAGGATTTGACAAAGTGAATGTCAGGGCGTATGATACGTCCAGCGCAAAGGATGTATCTGCCGCGCATATTCTGCAGCAGGGTATGCTTAGTCTACTTGAGTCTGATTATGACTATCTTATGCAGCTAGGACATGAAGCAACTATGGAACAGATAGTTGATAAGTCAAAAGACAAAAGAGATTCTAAGAGTCTAGTAGTAGAAGAAGTATATGATAATGTTATTAAAGTTAAGTTTAGTGAGGACAACTGATGCCGAATGAGAAAAAGTATCTAGCTGAATTAACCAAGTCTGTGAACAGTCCAGCGCACTATACACATGGTGGTAAAGAAACTATAGATTTAATTAGAGAGTCTCTTACTGAAGAAGAGTTTAGCGGCTATTTAAAAGGCAACATCCTCAAGTATGTGTGCAGATATAAGCACAAAGGGATGCCACTAAAAGATTTGATGAAGTGTCAGTGGTATCTTGAAAAACTAATTAAGGAACAAAGAGAGAATGGCTAACAACTACTTTCCAACAGACTATCAAGAGTTCATACACCTATCTCGCTACGCTCGGTGGTTAGGAGACAGGCGTGAAACTTGGTCAGAAACAGTACATAGGTACTTTGACTTTATGTCTTCTCATCTAGAGAAGAACTATGACCACAAGATACAAGACAGAGAAGAGCTTGAAGAAGCTGTACTTAGTCTACAGGTGATGCCATCTATGCGAGCTTTGATGACTGCAGGTCTAGCCCTAGAGCGAGATAACACTGCTGGCTACAACTGTTCCTATATTCCTGTTGACTCACCCCGTGCATTTGATGAGATACTATATGTACTGATGTGTGGCACAGGTGTAGGTTTCTCTGCAGAGCGTAAATATACAAATGATCTGCCTGTTGTGAATGAACACTTTGAAGAGACTGAAACAACCTTAGTTGTACAGGATAGTAAGGCAGGATGGGCTAAGGGCCTCCGTGAGTTGATTGCGTGTCTGTACGCTGGTCAGGTGCCAAAATGGGACCTTTCGCGTCTACGCCCTGCTGGAGCGCGTTTAAAGACATTTGGGGGTAGATCGTCTGGACCTGCACCTTTAGAGGATCTGTTCAAGTTTACAGTAGCTTTGTTCAAAGGTTCTGCAGGTAGGCAGCTATCAATACTAGAATGTCACGATCTTGTGTGCAAGATAGCCAGTGTGATTGTTGTAGGTGGTGTACGTAGATCCGCCCTGATATCACTATCTGATCTTAACTCAAACAGAATGAGAGTAGCCAAGTCTGGTGATTGGTTTAGGGATTATCCCTACAGAGGGTTGGCTAATAACTCTGCTGTATATGATGAGCGCCCTGACATGAATACATTCTTGAAAGAATGGCACTCATTGTACGAATCCAAGTCTGGTGAGAGGGGGATATTTAATCGTGAATCTGCAAAAAATAAAGTGGCTAGTGTTGGTCGTCGTGATCCTGATCATGTGTTTGGAACTAACCCTTGCTCTGAAATCATTCTACGTCCCTATCAGTTCTGC